ATGGTGTGGAAATTGATTACAGCGATATCTTCAAGAGTGATCCGGGTGCGATCTGGCTTTTGCCCGAGGTTGCAGAATTCTGGGAATCGGGTCAAGCCGATCTTGGTCCGGTGCTCAACTCCGTCAAGGACGACATTATTCATCTTGCAGTGTCCTCGCAAACACCGCTGTTCAGTGTGGTACCTGATGCTGCCAATGGGTCGGCGGAAGGCGCTGCTCTACAGCGTGAAGGCCTTCTGTTCAAAGTTGATGACTGCATTAGTCGTGCTGATCACGCGTTCGCCGCGATGATGGCCGATGCGTTTGCTGCTGAAGGCGATTCCGAACGTGCAGCGATTGAGGATATCGAAGTCATCTGGGCTTCACCCCGTCGCTCCTCGCTCACGGAACGCGCTGTGTCTGCTGTGCAGGCAATGGCCGCAGGCGCACCATGGCGCACGACCATGTCGAAGTTCCTTGAACTCACGCCCGATGAGATTGCCACGGCTGAGAAAGAGCGCATGGATGACATGTTCCTGCAGGCAGCAATGGGTCAGGACCCGAACAACAAGGTCAACTCGCTGCCGGGCACGACGGATATCGCTAAGCTGAAGTAATGGCGAACACACAGAGACTCTTGATGCTTCTCGAGGCACAAACTCGTGGATACGCCACTGCTACTGCTTTCCTGCTCCGTCAGCTTGCCGCCCTCTGGGCCACACCGAACGACAACTTCTACGATGGTGACCTCGTGCTTGCCCGCGCAGCTCGTGCTGCGACACTGGTTGAGTCGGGTCAACGGGCTGTAAGGTCACAGACTCTCTCGTACATGAAGTTTGTGTACCAGCAGTTCGATGATCTGCAGTTCCCCACCGAAGAAGAACTCGACGCGATCAACGATGAGCTGCTCGAGCGGGCCATCCAACCCCTTGAGGAATGGAACCGGCCCGCCGAGCAGTATCGTTATGCGCGTTCGATAGGCGCCACCGAGGAGGAAGCAACACAGATCGCCCTCAAGCGTGTGGATGAATTGGGGGACCTGGATATGCAGCTTGCCATGCGCAAGCAAGCGAACCAGATTCTGTCAGCCACACCGAAGGTCACTGGGTACCGCCGCGTGCTGCATCCCGAACTCGCTGAGTCGAAGCAGTCGTGTGGTTTGTGCATTGCCGCCTCGACTCGGGTGTACAAGAAAAAGACCCTGATGCCCATCCATGATCACTGCCACTGCGGTGTCATGCCCATCGTCGGTGACGAGGACCCTGGGAACCAGTTCAACGAAGACGACCTGAAAGCTTTGTATGAGCTTGCGGGTGGTACGTCGGACCAGGCCCTGTCTCGCGTGCGTTACCGAATTGACGACCACGGCGAGCTGGGACCCTACCTTGTTGAGCAGGGTGCGAAGAACCGCTCCGCGGGACGTTTGCTTCCCAGGCCCGGCACTACACTTACTCGACGCGAGTCGATTGAGGCCCAAGTCAACTCACTCAACGAATCACTGCCCAGGCTCATTGCCCGCAGGGAATCAGGTGAAGACGTGGGTGAAGCAATCACTTGGCAGCAGGAACGTCTGCGTAACCTCACCAAAGAGGTTGACGAGATGGACCGCCCGAAGCGTAGGAGGAAACGATGAGTGGTATCGGTGAAGATTCGCATCCCCCGGAATGGGAGGCACTGCGTGCTGCAGCCCAGGCATACTCACAGGCCGTCTACGATTCAGGCCACGTTCTGCAAGACTTTGTACTTATTGGCTTTGTTGTATCCATGGAAGAAGAAGTTGAGTATTCCGAATACACCATTGCCTCCTCATCCCAGGCCCTTCATGTCAATGAAGGCTTGATTCGTCGTGGGCTGGCTATGCTGACGGCACCCGACGAAGAAGAATAACCCTAAGCCTTTCGGATTGCCTACCTCTATGGTACAATCCGTTGGATAGCCCCGACATGGAGCACCCCCTTCCGACAAGGAGAAAACAATGGCTATGCGCAAACCGCACTTCCTGATGTTCACTGAAGGCGACCCGGATGACAAGGGTCAGACCTCGGGTGGATCAGGAAATGCAAGTGGTTCCGACAAGGACCACGGGTTCCCCAAGGATACGCCGCTGGTGGAAATGACCACCGAGCAGCAGCTTGCATACTGGAAGTTCCACGCACGGCAGCATGAGGGTGTTGCCAAGTCGCGTGCCGACTACGACCAGCAGAAAGCCGCCGCAGATGCGTGGCGTAAGTACCAGGAAGACAACAAGGCCCCGGACCAGAAGGTCGTAGACCAGGCCGCTGAGCAGGCACGTCTCGAAGAGCGTACCAAGTTGGCACCCCGTCTGGTTCGAGCCGAGTTCAAAGCCCTGTCCGCAGGGGAAGTTCCCAAGGAACTCCTCGACGGCTTCCTCGAAGATGTTGACTACACGAAGTACCTGGACGCGAACGGTGAGATTGATACCACCAAGGTCCAGAAGCGTGTGGACGCATTGAAGCCCGCCAAGGGAAACCAACAGCAGCGCAAGTCAAATCATCAGGGTTACCGTCCAGCCGACGGTGCCACCTCCGTAGCCGTAGGACGCGACCTCTACGCCTCCCGGCACAACAAAAATCAGAAAGGTTAGACAATGCCTCGTTTTCGCACTGAGTCGGAAATCGTCACTGGGGACATGTCATGGCTGGGCTCGGGTCACGCGATCCGAAACGCCCGGACTGAAATCCTCGACATTTCGACGTTCACCGCTGCCACTCACTACCCGAATGGCTACATCCCGTCCGGCATGCCCGTTGCAAAGGTCGGTGGCGTTCTCGTCCCCTACGACGCAACTGAAGGTACCGTGACCAACGCTGGCATCCTTGCCGGCTTCATCCTGACCGACCAGCCGCTGTTCGTTGCACCCGGTGCCACGGCCAACGCTGCGGACGATATCAACGTCCCGCTGCTCGACCACGGCCGCGTCAAGGCAGCCAAGCTGCCCATCGCGTTCACCAAGCCCACGGCGGCAGCCAAGCTGTCCGCCACCACGATCGTCTTCATCTAAGGAAGGGGTGTAAACAATGCCTACTCTGTGGACCGATGTAATCGACCCCGCCACCCTTTCCGGGTACATGCGGGAATCACTCGCCAACTACGAGGCTCGTCAGGGCTCTCTCGAGATGTACCTGCACAACGAGAACGTACCGGACATCTCCGTGTCGTTCGACGTTGGTGCCTTTGGTCTCACGCAGACCGCACGGTTCCGTGCGTTCGACGCTGAGCCCGAGTACACCAAGGAAGAAGCTGGCAAGCGGGTCATGATCGAACTCCCGGCCATCGGCCAGAAGCTCCCGATCTCCGAGTACCGCCAGCTCCGGATGCGCAATGCCTCCAACCAGGCAATGCTCGACTCCATCCTCAAGGCTGCTGACCGCGTTGTCCGCGGTGTCGCCGACCGAATGGAACTCCTGCGTGGTGTGGTTCTGGATACCGGTATCGCTACCGTCAACCAGTCCAACTTCCGCATCGCTGACAACTTCGGCCGGCCTGCGGGCCACTCCGTCGTCGCTGGGGCCTTCTGGTCCATCGCCGGCACTGACCGCATCTCGGACCTGCTCGCGTGGCAGGACACCTACCGTGCAACCAACGCGGTGAACCCGGGACGCATCCTCATGTCCTCGACTGTGTACGCACAGTTCCGTAAGGGCACGCAGTTCCAGAACCAGGTCACGGGCCGTCCGATGACCCAGGGTGAAATCCAGGCGATCATGGCTGATGAGGGCCTGCCCCCCATCCAGATCTTCGACCGCCGGGTGAACTTCGAAGGCACGCTGACTCCGGTCATCCCCGCCAACAAGGTTCTCCTGCTCCCGACCCCGGAGGAATCCGAGGCCCTGGGTGCAACCTACTGGGGCACCACGCTGACGGCAAGCGAACTCGGCTGGGGCATCGCCGATGACGAACAGGCAGGCATTGTTGCTGGTGTATACCGCAACGAGCAGCCCCCGGTCATCGCTGAGGTCATCTCCGACGCAATCGGCATGCCCGTCCTGGGCAACGCAGCACTGAGCTTCTCGGCTCAGGTCCTGGCGTAATTCATTCTGTGTGGGGTCCTCTTCGGGGGGCCCCACACTTTTGAGAAAGGTTACTATCATGGGAAAGAAATTCAATGCCTATGTTGCAGTCCACAAGGACCCTGCTGAAACTGTCTGGTTCGCTCCTGGCGATGAAGTTCCTGACTGGGCACTTGAGCTCGTTGGTGATCACGTTTATGGTGGTGATCACGAGGCTAGCGACAGCGAGGATGTGCGCCTCACCGATCCGGAAAACGAACCTGACGATCCGGACACGAAGTGGTCGACCATCAACACACTTCCTCCGACAGCCGAAGCCGCATCAGACGTGGACGAGGACCTCGGCTACGCCGACCTCTCGAAGGACGATCTGAAGGAGCTCTGCGAACAGCGGGATCTTCCCGTCTCCGGCACCAAGGCCGACCTCATCGCTCGTCTCGAAGAAGACGACGAAGCCGACGCCGAGTAAGGAGTCACCATGGCCAACGTCCTCGGTTATGTTTCGACTGACCTGGAAACGCCGTATGAGGGTGAGTTGGACCTGGAAAATCTTGACGAGTGGTACCAGGACAAAATTGATGAGGCAGTCCGACTGCTTCTTCGAAAGGCTCCCACCATCGTCTCGCGCATGGCTGCCTATGACCCTGTAACAGGAACGGGCATTGACCCGAACTTCGTGAAGGACAAAGTCATTGGTGCGGTCCTGCGTGTACTGCGTGACCCAGAAGGCATGCAATCGGAAACGGAAGGCAACTACTCGTACAAGCGTAACCCAGTCGTCGCGTCAGGCAACATCTGGTTTACCAAGGATGAACTTGCTGACCTCGGCATCATTGCCACTGCGGCCGTCAGGCCCCGGACAGTGTTTGCCTCGAATCGTTATGGTTGGCCATGAGCGCCCTCACCTCAGGCCCTGACACCGTAACGTGCATCCCACGGGTCATCGTCGGTCAAGACCGAACAGGAAGCAACAAGCTGGGCCCCGGGAATCCTGTCGTCTATCGTGGCGTCAGTGTACAACCCGCGGGCCTGGCTGCTTTCGGTTCTGCCGAAGACCCGGGCTACGTAAACGCCGACTACATCATCTTGAAGGCTGACACACCCGCATGGGTGGGAGGCCCACACAGCACGGTGATGTGGAACGGTGAAGAATACGACCAGGTTGGTGTGGTCAAACGGTTCGGCCGTGGCCGACGCACCAAGCACGAAGAAATCAAACTCAAGGCACGTGGTACGGAGGTGAGGTAATGGCTGAGGTTTATCGCTGGGTTCCCAACGGGGTCGCTCGCATGGCGGGCAATTCTGCAGAGATGGATGCTACAGCGGAACTCGTCATGCTCCACGTCAAGCGACGTGCTCAGGCTCACCGTCTCACGGGTGATTACATCAGCAAGCTGTCCATCAAGAACGTCCCCGGCAAGAAGGGCGTTCGTGACCGCATGATCTTCGCAGGCGACAAGGCTGCGTATTCGATTGAGTGGGGTCACTGGGCACCGCGTAAAGGTGCACCCGGCGCAACGTGGGTTCCTGGTCAGCACATCCTGGGTGGCGCTGTAACTCAGCTGCCCGGTCCCTGGTCCTCACACATGAGGTTCGGCTAATGG